ACCGCATCCGCACCCGGTGGCTGGCCTCGGTCTGCTGCTGGCCCTGCAGGAAGAACTCACGAGCCGAGATGCCCTCAACGCTGGCCCAACGCTCAGCAAACGTGCCCCACGTCTGCGTAGCCTCGCCAAGCGGCGTGCGGCTGTCCGTGGCCTGCTGCACCGTCACACGCTCTCTGAGCCGGCCGGAGTCCATCAGCTTGGCCCCCACAGGATCAGCGTGTAGGTGCCGGTTCCAGCCCCCGCCGTCAGCATCGGCACGGGCTCGCTGTCGGCCATCTGCGTCACGGCCACCTCGCCGTTAGACGATATGAGCCGCCACGCATCGTCGCCGCCGTCGTTGAGGGTGCGGCGGCTAGAGCCACTCCACGAAAAGGCCAGCTTGAGCGGCGAGCCCAGCGACACAAGCGTCCCGGCGGCGTTGCGGTACACGCCGAAGTTGATGGACACGCCCGAGGTGCCGGCGGTGCCGGTGACGGCCACGACTTCGCCAGACGTGTACCCGGTGACGGACTGCAGCGACAGCACCTTCAGCCTGGCCGTGCCAGACGTGTCGTGGAAGAGGGCGTCAACAGTGATGCGGCCGTCAATGCTCATACGCCGTACAGCACCATTTCAAACGAAGCCGTGCCAGCCCCCAGCGGGCCGACCACGATGCCGTCGAGGCCCCCCTGCTCTGTGCCGAGAACAATCGCGTGATTGGCTGGGCAGATAGACAGTGCACTGCCAGAAGCCTCTGCCACTTGGCACCTGGTGCTACAGGAAAACACGACACGCTCCACGTCAGTAAAAGACACAAGGCTGCCGGAGGAATCTCGATACGTGCTGGGGCTGACTGCAACCGTTACTGCGGCGGTGCCGACAATGCCAGACACATAGGCACACTTGCCTTGCAGTGAAGAGCCGGACCGCGCTAGTGACAGCACGTTGATTGCGTTGGTGCCGTCCTTGTCGTGGAACAAGGCGTCCACCGTGATGCGGCCTTCAACGCTCATCGGTAGGATCCCCAGCGTTGCGAGTCGAGAAGCGACTTGACGCCAAAAGGAATCTCGTTCAGCGTGCCTGAATCAGCCCCCGCTCTGCGTTCGTAAAGGATCCCCACAATCATCAGGATGGCGTGGCGGATTGCGGCTGGCACGCTCGTGCCGCTGGGGCCGTAGCCGGCCCACCACGTCACAGCCACGGCGTTGTAGTCGTCGAGGTTCGCCGGCCACGTCCCGGCACGCAGCTGCCGCACCACGCCAGGCGTCGAGTTGCGATCGACCCGGTACGCCGTCGTGGACAGCGTGGCCGTGGAGTCGTCGCCCAGCGTGTAGGTGAGTGCCACCGCCGTGGTCGTGCCACTCGTGGCAATCGGCGGCCGTGGTAGCTCGATCTCGTACGGGAACGAGTCCAGCCGCATCGTCCACTGCGTGTTGATCAGCGTGCGGTCAAGGTACTGCTCGCACCACTCACGGGCCGCCGTGATCAGCGTGCCGATGTACGAGTCATCGTCGCTGATGTCCACACGCAGGTGGGCCTTGGCCTCGGATACCGAGACGGGCTCAACCGCCGGCGGCGTCGCTCTGGTCAGGCTGCGGTACTGCACGGGGGCGTCCTCGTTTCCTGGGCGTGGCGTCGGCCGTCTCGGCCCGGTGCTCGATGGCCGCCGTCTCGATGGTCTGCTGCTTGTCCTCGACGGCACGGCCTGTCTGAATCAACTGGCGGGCCATTCCGTCGTCGATGTTTTCAAACACATGGCCACGCTTGAAGTAACGCCAACTCTGCGTCAGTCTGATTTTCACGATTCTCCTACCCTCCATGCAGTTTCGGGCCGCTTGCTCGTGGACGTGAACTCATTCGCCCACTGAAAAACCGGGCTGGTCAGGTTGCGGCCCGGCCACGTCACGACGTACTCGCCGTGCCCCAGCACGACACGGGGCGAGACGAAGATCCGGTTGCCGCTCTCTCGCCAGTTCTTCCACCACCAGATGTCGGGATCAAGCCGGCCTTCGCCCCACGAGCCCTCGGGGTCTGGCTTTGACCAAAACCACGGTTTCTTGGTTCGCTTCAGTGCTGCGGTGCTAATCACCGTTAGGCCGAAGTGCGCGGTGTCCACCTCTTGAATGGGCTCGGCAAACCACGACGGTGGCAGGCTTGTGTGCCCGGCATCCGGCGGCGAATCGAGCGTGCCCTTGAGCGTGAGCATGGGGCGGCCGTCCTCACGCTTGGTTTGCAGCCCCGTGATGGCGTCACACTGAAACGTCATCGCCATGGCAAAGAGCGTCTCCACGTCTTCCTTTGTGAAGAACGTGTCGTAATCGATGGCCAGCAGATACTCGGCCTTGTCGATGAACTGCTCAAAGACCCGGGTGTTTACTTGGTCCCAGAAGCAGCCCGTGCCCAGCGTCGGCCGGATGCCGAGCGGCATCAGGGCCTGAGCCCAGGCGAAGAAGTTGCTGGTGAACCCCAGCCGGGGCATCGACAGCACGGCCTCGACTCGGATATCTACCTGCGTGTCACCGACACGTACGAGCATTTTGGCCCCTCAAATGGAAACGGCTGGCAGAGCGTAGAGCCCTGCCAGCCGTCCACTGTCCGTCATGTGTCAAGCGTCAGCCGCTGACGAGCGTGCCGACGTTCTTCGTGGCCGCCGAAACCGGAGCCTCTTCGGCACGGCCCAGCCGGGCCACGCTCGAGATGGCAACCGTGTTGCCCGGCGAGGTGTAGAGCGTCAGGAAGCGACGCTTGCCACGCATGTCCACGTTGAACCGGGCGACGTGCCCAACCGCCGCCCCGGTCGTGGTGCCAGCCGCCACCGTGAAGTCGGTGCCGCCCACGAACCCGCTGATGTTCGTCTGGCCGGTGCCGGTCACGTCGTGCTGCGTCAGCCGGAGCACCGGAGCCGCATTGCTGGTGGTCGCCGTGAACGGCGAGTACACCACATCGATGGACACGTACTCGAAGCCCAGGGTGTCGATCTCGTGGCTGTGGGTGGCCGAGGCCGCCACACTCGCCGCCGCCTTGGCGTCCGTCTTCGTCGCTGCGATCTGGATCATGGGAGCAGTTCTCCTTGAAAGGAACTAGGTTCAGGACGCCGTCTTCAGAGCGATCACCGGGCCCGCCTCGCTGGTCGAGCCGAGCGAGTGGAACACCGCATTGGCACGCACGATGCCGGTGACGAGGGTCTGGTCGTACTCGACCAGCCGCTCCTGACTGACACGCAGGGCGTAACCCTGACGCAGGCCGAGGGCACCCGCCATGGCCAGGTCACCGAAGAGCACCTTGATCTTCGACGCATCCGCACCGAGCGTGCTGTTCATGACATGCACGAGGGTGACGGGGTAGCCGAGAAACGTCAGGCCAAAGCCGTTGGCCACGCTGGCGTTGCCGCCCTGGCCGAGATCCAGCCGCTGCATCGCAGCGTGGTAGCCGGCCGGGCTGATGTACCACCGGGCACCGGGCAGGGCGTAGCGCGGAGTCTTCGCCAGCACGGCAAGGAAGTCCTCCTTGTCGAGCGTCTCGAACGAGGTGTTCCCGCTGGCCGCCGTCGCCACGCTGGCGGTGAACGGTGCGGTGTCGATCTTGACCGTCACGCCGTGGTGGCCGCCGAAGGCCGAGGTGCCAGTGCCGGTGAAGACCGCTTCGTCGAGGGCCTTGGCCACCGCCAGGCTGTGCTCCGTGGCGATCAGGTCGGCGATGCCCACGCCGTCGGCCCACAGCTCGTTGGACACCTTCGTGGCCACGCCGAACTTCTGGGCGACCAGCTGCACCTGCGTGCCGGTCATGTCGCTGTAGGTGAACTCGCTGCCTTCGCCGAGCCACGCGCCGGTGACGCCGGTGAGCCGCTTCGGGATCATGAGCGTGTCGCTGGCCATCGAGAAGTTCTGCAGGGCCGTGGGGGCCACGCCGTACGTCTCGACGTTGCGGATGATCTCGTTCGACACCTCGTCAGGCACGGCGAAGCCGCCGGTGCTGTTGACGCCTTCGACCATCGTGCGGCTCTCGACGCCGTGGTCAGCACACCACCGCCGGGCGTTGTCGTCGCCGGCGAACTTGGCACGCAGCCACATGCCGAAACGGTACGCCGTCTCGTGCGAGCGGAACGCCTTGAGCTTCCGGCCGTCCCGCACCGGCTCGATGCGAGTCTCGACCGCACGCACTTCGGGGGCCGGCGAGCAACGCTCGGCCACGCTGCGGAGATTCTTGGCCGACTCGACCACCTTCACCTCGAAGTCGATCGAGGCGGCGAGCTTCTGGGCCCGCTCCGTCAGGCCGGTGAGCTCCGCATCACGGGACTCAAGGTCAGCCTGGTTGTCGGTCTGCAGGGCCGTGAGCGAGTCAATCCGCTCGGCAACGTCTTGGGCTTCTGCGCGAAGAGTCGAGAGGCGGTCCATGTGTGATCTCCAGCGGCGTGATTGCCGATGGAGTCCACAATGCCGCTACTGCCCCGGCCTCTTGCAGAACCTCATTTGAGAAACTGTTGTTTTCACAAACGCCACCGCACGAGCACCGCACCGTGGGCAACGCAGATACCGCTGCCGTTCATCGCCGCAGGCACGGCTAGAGCGACACCGCAACTTCTCGCCGCAGGTGCAGCGGGCCTCAGACATTTCGGAGCCTCAGCATGGCGGCCCACGCCTGGGCGACGCCACGCATGGCCGAACGCACAGCAGGCGGGGCCGCTGGCTCGCCCTGTGACGCAAGCCATGCCTCGTAGGAACGCATGGCCACGCCGGCACTCGTCTGCGGGTACGCCGGCACCAGCACTGGGCCAACGTCGTACAGGCCAGAAACCTCTCGGATTTGCCGCACGGCCTTGCCGTCCTCGCCGGTGCGGAACGACTCGTGCTTGGGGTCCACCGTGAAGGCGAACGACGAGCCACGCACGTCACGCCGCTGGATGAGCTCGAGCACGTCGGCCCGGCTCACGGGCGGCGTCACCACGTACCGCAGACCCTTGTCGTCGCTGGACAACTCCAGCGTGCCGCTGGACGTGCGGCCCAGCACGATGTTGCTGTCATGGTTGAAGAGTGCGACCACGTCGCCCTTGCCACGCTGGCGGCCGAGAATCTTGTCAAACGCACCAGGCAGGATCTCTTCCTTGAACCCGCCCAGGTCGAGGCTCAGCCGGTTGTACACGGCGGCGTAGCCAACGATGGCGGCCCGGCCGTCGGCACGGCTCTCGACCACGAGCTCGTTGTCATCCTCAAAGGCGAAGTCCCGGCGTTCAATCTCCATCGGTCTGCTCCTCTGTTTCGGCGTCGTCCTCGAGCTCGTCGGCCGGGCTGTCCTCGGCTTCGACCACGGGCGGCTCGGCCACCGGCTCCGGTTCAGGCGGCTCCTCGCCGGCCTTGTCCAACGTGGTCATGTTCAGTTGAATGAAGTGCTTGTCGCCCTCGGGGCCGAGAGGGTTGAGGTTCTCGCTCTCACGCACTTCGTTGATGCTCATCCAGCCGTTCTGGATCGCCGAGACGTAGTAGGCCGAGCGGCTCGCGTGGTCGCCACGCAGCAGGCCGCTGACGTTGTGCTCGGCAAAGTACGTGGCGTCGTCGTCGATCAGGTCACGGGCAATGGCCGCTTCCCACCGCTTGAGGTGCGGCAGCAGGCAGTGCTGCACGAACTCGGTGCCCTGCACTTCGATGTTGCTGTATGTCGAGCGGGTGAGATCCTGAATCATGTGCGGCGGCACACGGAACGCCCGGCAGATCTCAATGACTTGGT